AAAAAAAAAAAAAAAAACAAAAAAAAAAAAAAAAAAAAAAAAATTAAAAAAAAAATAAATTAAAAAATATGGACTGGAAACATAGGTGTGTGGGTCGGGTATTTATACTCATGACTGGAATGGAAATGATGAAATGAAGGGGTACGATGACTAGACTAGAAAAATTCATCTAGTCTAGAATTAGCTTCTACAAAATCCATCGTGCAATCACTACAGAATTTTTGAGTAGGCCCACCTTTGAGACTTTGTTTGATGCCATAATTATCTAGCATAGCGAAGAAATCAGGTTTTGTATCTACGAGAAACTTTCTTTTGCATTTACGACAAAATTTCTCTACACTCCTGGATTTTTGATCTATTCGGCCCTCCATAGAGAGGATCTTCAAATCCTGGATTGGTTCAGTTAAAAAAATTGTCAAGAGTTACCGATAGCTCGTACTCTTTAAAAAACTACCTATGAAAGTATATTGAGTCATATACTTTAATATCTGATATTTCTTAGATTCTAGCATGGGTAGAAATTACACTAAAACAACTAGAAAAAAAGCACCAGCTCAACTCAAAAAAGAAAGAGAAACTGCCGAGGCCCAGAAAATCCCTTTCGATAAATTAGTAATTTTGATTGAAAAACAAAAAATCCAAATTGAAAATCATGATGCAAATTGGAATCAAAAATGGAAAGAATCTCAATTAGTCCGAAATGAATTAGATAAGAAACTTCAGACATTAAGAAGATTATTGAAGCTCAAAAAAGAATCAATGCAAAAAGGTGTTAGACGTGGCTAAAGAAAAGAAAGTAACCAAAGAAAAGAAAACTCTTACTCATGAAGATAGGTGTGCCATAGCTCGAAAGGCCGTTGAAACCAGGAGAAAAAGAGATCCTAATTGGGGAGCCAAATCACAAGAAGTAAAAACTAAAAAGAAAAAATCAAAGAAAAAGGAGTCCGATGATGTTTAACTGTGTAATTACTGGAGGCAATTTCATAAATGATGTTATCGGTGTATGGTTCTTTCAATTATTGGGGCTGTGTAACTAATGCCTTACTTTGATGACCGTGATGGAATTTATGATGATTTCAATCAGTACTGCATGGATGAAGAAAAAAATGTGGGCCCTTCAATACTAAAGCTAATCGAGAAGGAATTAATCAGATTAGGAATTAGGAAGCCAGCTAAAAAATGACGGCATGTCCTGAATGTTGTAACTATAATCATAATTTTTGCTTTGCTCGGAGGTTCGATGAAGGCTGTGATTGTAAATGCCAAACAAATCCAAAGATTAAGAAAAAATATGATGCAACCTACAAAGAGAAAATTAGAATCAAATCAGAGAGGATGAAAATAAAAAAATGACTGACACTATCGATAAAGTAATTGCAGACATGCAACAACAAGTAATGAATGAGTTTGTTGATGAAGTTAAATCAAAATCACCCAGGTTACACGATGCAATTATGCAAAATGATAATGTAAAAACTTTGATTGAATCAGCAATTGACATGTCCGTAGCTATGACTATGAAGCATTGTATCGTGGGGAAATAATTATGACTCGTTGTTTAGTTTGTGGTAAAGGTGAAAGAGCAGGAGGCCATGATCCTAAAACTGGAATATCTAATCAAACAAAACCCCCACACAAATTCGTTAATGACAATAGAAGTGATGATGAAAACCCATTAGGATTCAAAGATAAATTTGTAGCACGAGCTCACAAGAAGGAGAGATTATAATGAAAATTTGTTTTGAATTGCTTGTTATCAAGAAAGACAAATGGATAGGCCATTATGCAGAAGACAATTTTGAGTATCACGAGATAGGAGAAAAACAAACTGTTTACGGTAGATGGCATTACTTGTTATTGTTACCGATGCTAGCTATCAAATGGTACGAGAGGAAAGAATAAGATGGCCTGTACTGGATGCTTCCATGAAAAAGAAGATCATGATCACGACAAGCTTTACTGTCAAGGGGATATAATGTGCCAATGCATAGCATACCAGGAGCCACCAAATGAATTTATTCTTAGAGTCACCGATACAATTTCTCATTTCACTAGCACCGAAGAAAAGGTTCAGTACATCTTAGAAAAAATTCCAGGACTACGTAATGCAGGATCTAAATCATTTCCTTCAGCTTACAAAAAAATTGTTTATGGACTCAATCAAAATGATGCAATACCTAGGGGATTATGGAAAACTATTCCAGCTGATGACACTATCAATCGATGCAAAAGAAAGGTACAACAATTCAATCCAGGACTAGGTAAATTTGATACTCAAAAGATTCGTGATGACATAGCAGTACAACAAGGAGTTTTAGAATGGTGTACGGGGAACGTATAGCATGCCACGAAAAAAGAAAGTATTGCCTCCAGGACTAGTAGATTTTCACACTGATCCAGAAAAAAGAAAACGTACAGAAAGATATGATGATGGCCGTAAGATGCTTACAAATCTCCTTTACATGATCAAATTACCCAAAGTACTCAAGTACATCATTCCTTTCTATTGGGCTCCAGGTAAATCAATTATTGACGTTACAGCTGGTGAAAGAGTATCGTGGAGGTTTTTTCCTTACAATCATCTAAGCTCTTGTGGTTTTGAACATTGGCACGTTGACTTTAATGATATTTCAAAAGAAGCTGATGCAGACTACCATTTACCAGCTCAAGAAATTAACAAGCTAGGAAAAAAATGGGATATTCTATTCAATGATTTCCCCTTTACAGAACTGAAAAATGGAGTTGAATCGTTTGGAACCAGGAACAAGAAGGGCCAAACAGAAAATAATCGTAACCAAAAATTCAGACGAGCTTACTACTTTAGAGAATTTGAATCACTAGATGAACTATTTCCAAAGTGCGTGAAGGCCTGGAATGAGGTAGCTGATAATCTAATCATCAAGATAGGAGACAGTCACAAAGGAAAGAGACTCCGAGCCAATCACGTAGAAGCTATCAAGGCCCTAGACCATGATCAGAACAACGAATCAAAGTTTAACTTGATTGATTGCATACACTATAGAGGGGTTTATTCGTCAAGGGGAGGACGATTCCCCTTTGCTCAATCAGTGACTAGCTACTATCTAATATTCAAAAAGGACGTAGATTCAAGATGAAAGAAAAAACTTACTATCAAATTTTCAATATCAGAAGACCTTTCCGTGATTACAAGATGCTCGATGAGTTTGTACTGTGTCCACTTTGTAAAATTGAAGTACAATTGTGTAAGATAGGCATGTTGAGAGATTTTAAGAATGACTGGAAAAGATGTAGTGTTTGCTTCGTCAAGATTCCTTTGCCTCAATACATTCAAGCTTTTCTAAAGAGAACCCAAAAGAAGGCCCTGGAGCCAGGACAATTAACACTATGAAACGTTATGAGAGAATCCCTGGAATGAATTACGGTGAGTCGATGTTTGAAAAATATGTACTTTGTAAAAATTCTTACACTTTGTTAGTTGTGTGTCCATCGTTAGTACTTTGTCCACTGATAGGTTTTGATGTAGGTAAGCACCAGGAGAAGAATTGAGCTATTACGGAGATGTAACCCCTGAACAAGTTGAGGCCCTGTACGTGAAACTAGTAAAGGATCTAATCGATAACAGAAAATATCCCATTGATCAAGCTAACAGAATGGCCCAAACTATCATCAAAAGAGAAATTGCTATGAGGAACCCACTACACCAATGAAGCCCGATATCATTCGTAATGGGAGAATCAACAATCTATTTGATAGAGCCTGTAGAGGTAAATATCAGAAGGACGGTAATTTTAGTATGGATCTTCTCTTAGAAGACTGTGCAAACATTGTTTCACCAACTACGGCCAAGGAATACGCTAATGACGTGGTAGATAGACTAGTGAAAAAGGGGTTTTTGAAAAGATGAATCTTGATGATTTAGATGATTTAGAGGTAAAGGAAGCTATCAAAAACATCGAAACTACTATAGCGAAACTAGATAAAGTGTGGGCCGATATAGTAGGAATCGATAACATTGAGCAATAAATACAATCAAGTCAAGGCTAAGAAAATCAAATCAGCAGGACAACAAGACCATCGAATTACTGCAGAAATCGAGTCCTTTCTTGTCTCAAATAACCTAGCTACTCTAAACAATCCCTACGTGCTGTTAGATGGAATGTATGGAACCTTAGTAGATATCAGAACATGGCTTGACGAAGAAACAGTCACGAGCAAGAAATTCATCATTCATCATCCTGATTTACTCGTGCAACTCCCAGGGAAAATACTGATCATAGAACTAGATGGAGATATCCACATAAAGAAATCACAGAAGACTATCGATAGAAACAAAGACTATGAGTTTGCAAAGATAGATTTTATTGCCGTGCCTCTCTATGATTTGAAAGAATTGAAGATTCCCTATCTAGATTTTATCAAAGATGAACTGAAGAAACGAGGCCTGATATGACAACAAGTAACCGATGTATTGGCAAATGTGCCCCACTAAAGAACCCTAAAGTTAGAAGAAAGTACGATGGAACAACTTCAACATGTAGATACTGCGACTGGATTAGATTCGTGGGCCTGTGGTGTCCTTGTTGTGGTGCTAGATTACGTAGAACTCCCAGGGGTGGAAAAGCAAAACGTGACTATCTAGAGAGAAACAACATCAAACGAAATTGAGTAGTTAGTTTAATTATCACAAATAGAGAAAACTGTATGGCTATGAGTCATGCAAAAACTGTCTTTCTCACCTCCGAGCAATATTCTTTTTGGGTCATCTTGACTGTGAATAGCCTAACCCCCCATACCTGATACTGCCAAGATTAACGGTAGGGGGCCGAATATTTTCATTGAGTAGAAATCATAATAACAACCATTAGAAAACTACCTCTAATGATGAAACAAATATTGCTAGCTATTCTAATAGCAGGAATGTTTTCTATGGGAGTCGTTAATGCAGACAAAGAAACCTTCGTACAGATAGAATTTACTTCAACACTATCTCACAGTGAAGATCTAGTGTGTGGAGTATTCGGTAGTCTAGCATTTGATTACAAAACCCCTGACAAGAAAGGCAAAGTCAAGATTAACGTAACAAACCTAGGGGATGATTTAGAGGCCTTTTGTTATGACAATGAAATTCTAGTGACTGAATTTATCCAAGTCAAAGAAGGAAAGACTACCAAGGTAAAACTAATCCACGACCCCACCATCTAATTTTTTTTATTGATTCGTTACAGTACTTATTAACAAATTACGTTAAAGTTATTAACATTAGAACCATATTCTATACTGAAGACTAGCGATGGCCCGTAAAGAGAATATCCAGGTAAGACCAGGAGAGTTAACAGCTGATGAGAAACTAATCCTAATGGCTGATATGATTTACACATCTGCCGAGGAGAAAGTATTCTACGTCAATCGTAAGAAAATGTACCTAACACCAGGAACTACGGAAGTAGATCCTAAATGGGCCAAAGTCTCAATGAAGGTATCCACATTTTACAAGAAACTAGCAGAAATCAAGGAAAAAACCACTGAACGAGTCTTCTTCATCGCTAAAGATTATCTCCCTAACATGCTTGATCAGTACGAGAAATTACAGGCCCTCGAACAAGGAAAGCTAGAAGTGATGGAGATTGTACGTAGCAAGCAAAAGTATTCAGAATACAATAGAATCGGTGATAGTGTAATTGCGATGCAACCTTATTTATCAGCATGGCGTGAAGCAATCAAAGATGAAGTCGAAGACATGGGAGGTGTCGTAGTCAGTGAAACAGCAGATAATAGTAAATCCAAGAAAGCACTTACGAAAGCTAGCGATTCAAAAAGAGAACGAGTACTGGCAAAAACATCCTGAAAAGGAAAGGCCTGTAGAGCTTGAGCATAAATTCATTCCAGCTTTATTTTATTGTGGTTGGCTACCTGATTCATCGAAGAAAGACAAGAAGATAAAGAAAGATGTTGAATCATGTCATCCGTACTGTTGTTTCAATCATCTCGTAGGCCTACCAACTATCAAGTACGAAGATGAATTTGGAGTTGTAACGGGAGAGTCTGGAGGTGTACCACTTCATCCATACGAACAACAAATTTTACAGAACTACGAGGAAAATAATTACTATGCACTAAACAAATGTCGAGGAGCTGGAGCTTCTGAACTGTTAACGATTCGTTGGATGTTATTCAAGTATTGCACAACTAGAATTAAAAACAGACTATGCATGATCGTAGGAGGTATCAACGAGAAAGAGGCCGTTGAATATCTAACCAGGATGAAGGAACTAGCTGATAAAATTCCATTCATGTATCGTGTGGCCCCAAAGTCAGACACTCCAAATGTAATCTATCTAAAGCTTGGAATCATTCGAGCAACACCAGCTAACCCTCAAGCAGTAAGATCTTATCAGAACGTGGGCGATGTATTGCTAGAGGAATCTGCCTTTTGGAAATTAATCGATGACTCTCCAATTCTAAAGTCTGCCGAACCACATGTTATCAAGTCATCAGCTCACATCGGGGCCATCAGTACACCAAATGGACAAGCAGGATTTTTCTGGACGAAGATATTCAATCCTGAAGTGAAAACGAAATACTTCAAGCATGTTTTGAATTGGCGAGAGGTCGTAGCTAATGTTCCATCGGTAATTAGTGAGGCCGAGGTAATCAAGCTCCAGGAAGAAGATCCTAGTACTTACGAGCAAGAGCTTAACAATCAATTCCTACTATCGGAGAACAGGGCCTTCGGTGACTTTGACGTTGCAGACTTTGAGCCAATTGATTTCGATAAAGATGCGTTTGAATGAGTAGAAATGTTATATTGAACCAATCAAATTTTACTGATATGACCACAATTTCAAAAGATGAATTTGATAAAACAATGGCCCAATTACAGAAACTAGGCATCGTAAATAGTCCAGGCCCTCAACTATGGGAGTTAACAAAAAAATTTATGGATACTAGATTTGCCGAAGCTGTCAAACTAATGAGGGCCGAACAAGAACCAAAAGGAAAATTAACTGAAGATTTGGCCGATGAAGTAGGAGCTAGATTATTACGTGAAGCTACAATTGTCACTATCGTAAATTTTGCTGATGCTGTTCCTGAAAAGGAATTAGTAATGATGGCAGGGGTAATAGAAGCTATGCAAGATCAATGTGAAAGATCAACGATACTACCTAAAGGGGCCTTTGATAAATTAACTCAAGAAGAATTTGATTCGATAAAAACTATTGATGACGTGGATAGGTTGTTAAAGAAATGAAAGCTAAACAAGTCTGGGTAGTATTTTATGATGACCGTTCAGGCATTGACAAAATTTTTCTAACAAAAAAAGAAGGTGATCTTTACAAGGCCTGGAGCAATTGTACTGAAGAACCTGTATTGTTCGAGATTGATGAATCGTACTCTAAAATTATGGGAGGAGCTGGAATTTGAAACTAATTTTGTTATTGATTCTATTTGCTCTCATCGTGAGTATTCCGTTATCAGATGTAGATGCTAAAAAAGAAAAGGCCGATAAGAAATCCAGTGAAAGTAAATCTAAAGACAAAAAACAAAGTGAACCAACACCAGGGCCAATCGTAATTAGTAAAAGCATTGTTATCTCGTTGCATGAATCTCTATCAATTAGGGGGGCTTTATCGGTATGATGTGTACTGAATGTGATGGATTTAATGTTCAATCGTGGACTCTAATGTTAGAGCATTACAAACAATATCATCCAGACGTAAAGAATCCAGAAAAATTTTTCACTAAAGAAGCTCGGAAAAAGAAATGATAGAGCTTAGCAAAAATGATATCGAAACAGTAGGATATCACATGCCGTATGAAGAAGTATCAGAACTAGCTAAGAATGTCTTGATAATCATTTCAAATTTGTATCGTGGCCTACACAATGCACCTTACAGGTTTCTCGATACATTTCCATTGAAAGAAACATTTTACATTCCATTTGAACTAAAGGGAACGTTAGCAACTTTTGATTTTGATACACTGACAAGACTAGTATTTTTGGCCCATGATCTAGCTGTTAGAGTAGAGATTCAATCTACGAGAAAACACTGTACGTTAATCTACTTTCATCAAAGGACTCACAATAATATCAAAGATTTCAAATCTACAGAAAATCATCCAACGTTAGAACAAGCTGTCAAGTGGTGGAGAAAACATCATGAATCACGATAAGTTCTATTACACATTTCTTGATCCTAGAATTACAAAGCCACAAAAATTTACTGATTGCGATTGCAAGATAATTTCAGTTGAAAATGGAAAGTGTCTCGTTGAGGGCTGTGAATCACATAAACTATCGATAACTCGTGGAACCATCAAATACATTTCACTAGGGCCAGCTGTACCAAAGGAGATTTTAGAATGAGAGGTATCTGTCATAACTGTTTCAAAACAAATGTAGATATCGAAGTTATAAAAGGCCTCATTAGATGCAAGGACTGTAAAAATGAAACTTGAATTACGAGAACATACAAACATCGCTGAACTAGTTTTTGCTCATGACGATATCGAATTTGTTGCAGAACTAAAAAACAAGATTGAGGCATCAATTCAAATAGTAAAATGTAATGAATGTCATAAAGACATGATCAAAAATTCCACTACTCACAAAACTTGTTGGAGATGTAAAACAAAAAATTGAGTGCTTTAGATATTCCTGGTTATGCAGAGATGGTTGAAGTCATCGGTAATAAAATCGCTAAAGAATATGAGAAACGAATCAAGCTGTTATTCAATGAAATAGATTTTTGGGAGTCAATCAATGGCTAAAAGAAAATACTTTGCAATAATGTGTACTGCGAAAGACGGGAAAAAGTTTGCTTTACGTGACATTAGATTTACTGTATCAGAAGGATTCATTGAGGCCCGTGCTGAAATATCAGGGAATCAAAGTTACGGTGAACCATTCTTAGCTGAACTAACCAACGTTACCAGGAATCTATTTGAAACAATATTTGCAAAGTACGGATTTATCGAACTAGAGGAGGAATACAATGAAGCAAATCCAAATTGAGAGACTAAAAATAATTGGCTGTCCTCGTTGTGACAGAATCTTTTTAGACCACCAATCGTTAATTCTACACATGGGCCGAGCTGGTGACTTGAATCATAGGAAAAAACATTCGAGGCTATGAGATGGAAAAAATTATCATTTACAAAAAGCACCCTTTTGATGCAGAAGAACCAACGGAGTTAGGGCCTGGAGTTGCTTGTTATTTATGGAAAGGCCCGTCAGAAAAAACATTAACTATAGGCTGTCCGAAGTGTGGTTTAGTTCATGCATTGATAGATCACGACATTGAATGGCATGATGAATTAACGGTATCAGTAAAACCTTCTATTAGATGTGGAAACGATAACTGCGATGCTCATTTTTATATCACGGAGAATGTAATTAACTATGTCATCTGATAAAGTAATTTCAAAAGAGGAGATGCAAGAGATTATTGCAAAGCCTAAAGTCGTAGTACCAAAATTTGAATCTGCAAAGATAACGGCAAAGATTAGATTCATCGGCCCTGATGGAATCATGAGAAAGTTTGATGAATCACACATCGTAGCTATGGCCCTGGAAGATCCTAAAGTAAAGGGGAAAATCTGGAGACTAGGAATCGATGATGAAACTAGAGAATCTGTTCCAACGGTGAAGAAATGAAAGACAAAGGATCTAATGTTTACAAAGCTTATTGCATAGTCTGTGATTTTACATCTAATGACAAAAAGGTTTTCGAAGCTCATTTTGATACAGACTTTCATCGTGAAGGTGTAATGAAAAGACACGAGACAATGAAATCATTATTGAAATAATGGCCAAAACAAAAAAGAAAATCAAACGTGAAGAAAAAAGAACTGATCGTAAAGAATTGAATAGACTAATGAAGCAGTACGAGAATAAGGATTTTAGAAATGAGTGAAAAATACATTCCTCCGATGATTGATGAGGGCAATTGTTCTATCGGTTTTGGATTGGCTCATAAATTTATCGTGTACGACTGGATTATGAAATGTGGTTTTTGTGGAAAAAGAAAATGGTTGGGGCTTTTGTAATGTTAACTGAACGAGATAGAAAAATAATAGAATCTGGAGAATACGAAGATGGTGTTTGTGTTGGCTGTGGAAACACTATCGAAGGGTTATCAGCTTCAGATATTACAGTTTATTTTGATGAAACAAAATCCACTAAAAAAGAACTTTGTAGAATATGCACGATGAAAATTTGTGAGGGGAAATTAAAAGATGGTTGACAATCTAACTTATCTCATCGGTAGTGCTGATCCTGGAGGCCTACGAGATGCATTTGCTTTCGTTCTTCTAAAGTACGATAAAACTGATAATGTCATCTACGTATTGGGGGCCAAGGGATGGAAATTCAAATCAGGCCAAATAGAATATCCAGAAGTTGAGGAGTACGTGGCCAACATCTTTACACAATATAACCTGGACTTTATGGTAATTGAGAAAAATGCTTCAGGTGTCCACGTCATTCAATCGATGCAGAGAAAGTTTCACATGCCTATCAAATCCGTTACAACATCAAACAACATCAAGACCGACAAAGTAATTCGTGCAGGAAAAACAATGGATAAGACGGAGATGGTAGGATGGATTAACAAGAAACGATTAGAAGGCAAAATTAAATTCCCACGAAAAAAAACTCCTGGAATACTCACACTGGAGAATCAGCTAAACTCATTCATCAAAAAGGCCACGGCCTCACGTCAAATCACTTATTCAGCTGAAGGAGAGGAGCACGATGATTTTGTTATGGCCTTCATGGTTAACCTATTCTATATTCGTAGATGGATCATGAAGGATTTTGGTATAGTGAAACGAAGGGTTTTGTCAACAAAAAGCGATAGCAAAACATCTATTGATCTTGGTAGTGGGGTTCCCAATGGAGCAATCGTTACAAGCTCAAACATTGAATACTTTTCAGGCATATCAGACAATCCCAGGAGATATCGATTAAGTTGAATAAAACTACGATGTGTACTGTTAACTCTTGTCGAGAGGTTTTTGGTACGAAGAAAGAAGCAAAAGAGCACAAGCTCAAAGATCATTCAAACTAAACTTTAAAGGCTAGGAATCGAATCTAAAATAATGGGTCGTAAGGCAAAAAATTATCACGGGGCCACCAAGCTAGCTCAATCCAGTTTTACTCCTCAATTTTTCAACAATCAATACAACGATACAGACTATGATACTTTTGAAGACCAATGGGCCAATACCGTAGCTGGCACAGCTATCGATACTAAAGTAGAGTTTACCATCGGTGAAGGTGTACGACCTAAATTTAATCTCAAAGATAAATCTCTCAAAGGAGATGCAAAACAAAGAGTCCTGGACAAGTACGATGAACATATTGAGGCCCTGGTAGAGATTGACGAGAAACCCCACATTAGATTAAATGATCACATTGACGATTTACAAAGAAACGCTTTAGTTTTTGGTAGAAGTTGTTTAGCATTTGAGCCCGACTGGAGAAACATAACAGCACTCAAACCAATTCATCCTCGTGACTTGGGCCGTGTCTTTGTTCATCAATTAGATTGGTCTTTGTCATCGGTACATGCATTTCAGAAACGAGAACTAATCAAATCTGAAGACATGATTTACTTGGTTAACTTTGAAAACTCACCACGTAGAAGATCAATGCATTACGGATTTTCAGATATTCAAAGAGTCGTTGGACAATCACAAGCTATGAGAAGAATCATGGAGTTCGATGTTGTTGAAATTGTTCAAAGTCTGTGGGCGAAGTGGGCCTTGTTAACTGTTGATCAAGAAGGAATGACAGAAGGTGAAAAGAAAACTGATTTAGGAATTATTCGTGACGGACTAAAAGCAGGAGCCTTTAACATCATCAACGCAAAGAAAGATGAAATTAATTTCTTCCCTCTCGATGCAAGTGCTAACACTGGAGACTTGATGTCGATAGCTGACAAGATGGAGAAAATGATCATCGGTAATTTCAAAGTACCAGCTCCATTACTTGGACGTGAAGAAGAAGCTAACATGGCAACGTTGTTAGGAAAAATTAGATTATTCATCGCAGGGCCAATCAAACAGCAAAGAAGATGGTTAGAGAAGACATTGAAACGTCAATGGTACGAAAGAAATTTGCAGACTCTAAGTGAAGGCAAAACAATTTTAGAACATGCAGTACTTGAAGTAGAGTTTCAACCAATCATCATCGAATCATGGATTGATAACATCGATGCACTAAACACATTGAAATCTGTAGTACCTGGAATACCTGACGAAGAAATATTGAAGCTTGCACATCTTGAAGACTTGACGGATAAAATCAAAGAGATGAAAGACAACGGAGGAAACAACATCATGAGAGATCCTGGAGTAATGCAAGTAGTAGAAGATAGAACATCGATTCCAGACTTGAGAGCAAAAGCAAAGGAGAAAAAATTAATTGCCAAACAACAATAAATCAGCAGAAGTAGTTCAAGAATCTCAAAACAATCTTACGAGAACTGAATTAATGAAAGAGCCACGAGCTTACGATGTTGTTGAAAATTTTAAAGGTGAAGATGGATTCTACATCAAAGCTTTCTTCGCAGATTCTACTTTTAATTTGAATCGTTGGGGTGTAACTAAAGAAGCACTCAAACGAGATATGAAAACTGCATTAGATACAAGATTCCCAGGAGGAAAGACAGCTCCGTTTATCATAATGGATTCATTCGGCCATCCTAATCCAGACCCAACACAAGGGGAGGACATGATCACAATGCAAGAACGTTGGAGAGTTGGAGATATTATCGAAGCTGGTTTTGATGAAAAAACACAACGAGCTTACACTGTAGCAAAAATATTCGATCCTATTGCAATCAAGATGTTCCAGGACAACCAAGTTAATTTCGTAAGTCCATCGATGAGGGCCACTGAAGAAATGCAATTGTCAGACGGTAGAGTGGTAATTACAAAATTTTTAGTAAATCACAATGCAGGTGTTAAGAAACCAGCTTTTGGAAATGTCAAGGCCCAAATCAGGGGTCGATGTACTGGAGATGCTAAAACTTGTTTGGCCCATCTAGCTAACGTTTCAGCCTCCGATGATACCCAGGCTACCACATGTACGAAGAAACCAGGGGGCCTATCTTGTGTTGAGATCCCTAACGTAGAGGTCAAGGATAACTCACAAGAAGCTAAACAAGGTGACAACTCATCTAATCAGGAATCTTTAAAGACTCGAAATGATTCAAGTAAGTTAATAATGTCAAGCAACGATGACGACAAAAAAACAATTGAACGCTTAGAAAAAGTAGCTAAGCAAGCACAGGAAGAAATCAAGAAAAAAGATGACGAGTTAAATGAAATGAAGGCCCAGAAAAAAGCCAACGAAGAAACTCTCATGAATGAAAAGAAAAAACTTGATGAACTAACTGCAAACTTCGAAGCTTCTCAAAAGAAGCCACTTGTAGAGAGAATCGTTCAAGCTTCTATCAAACTCGAACTAGTCACCGAAGACAATAAGCAAGCAAAGGCTGATGAACTAATGAAGGAATCCGTTTCTGCATTAGAATCAATCGATGCTACTTATCAGGCTATGGTCGGCAAATTTGAGAATTTGAAGAACAGTACCCCAACGCAAAACGTTAGGTACACGAACCAATATCAAGCAAGTGAAGAAGACAACAAGAAAGAATATAGTTTCTTGAACACTATTAGGAGCAAGATGGAATAATGTCTGAAGTCTTAGAAACTACAGGCCTTAAAGCTGGACAACTCGTTTATCCTGATGGAAACATCACGATTAGACGTGGAGTCAAAGCAAGTACATCTTTGGTCGTAGGTGATCCAATTACCTTCGATGCCAATGGATTCATGCTAAAAGCATCCGATACTGTAGGAGGAAACTCTGAAGGCCTCGGTGTTTGTAGAGAAACCGTTGATAATTCTAGTGGTGGTGATGGAGATCTTTCAGCACAAGCAGTTTTAGCTCCTACATTTGTCGGATTCGTAATGGGTGGTGTCGTTCCTCCATTCCAAAAAGTGAAACTTGATGCAACTTTCAAAGCCGTAGCTAATAGTGCTCCAGCTAACGCAACTACACCTACAGCAGGTGAAGTTGACGCAGTTAGAGATTACGTTGAGCTTAACTTTGGTCGTTACTTCGGTCATCACAAAGAGGAAAAAGAACCTACTGCATCAGCTGACACAGAAATCGGAGTGATCCGATTGGGAGCAGATTAGAAATTGCCTCAAATAGAAGCAGTAACTTTCGTTCCTTACACCAACAAATTCTACGTTGGTGCTGTTGGCGAAAACAGTGAGTCCTTTAAAGGACGTGAAGAACAAAACTTCGAACCAATTGCCATACTTCATCCTAATAAGTTGAAGATGATGTCAGATGGTAGAGGAGGTTTGGTCGAGGCCCCAGGTTACGATAGACAAGGAGCAGTTGAATACGTCAATCACGAAATGTTAAGAAAAGCAGACAGATACGTACAAGCTCACGGACATCATTACAATGCAGAGGTAGATAGCACTTCACTCGCTAATATCACACGTGTTGAATTGATGACAGAAATCCGAAATGAGATGTATAAAGATGTCTTCTTGATTAACGGTGTTGACCGTATCCCTGTACCTAAATTGAAATTGGATTACGATATCCAGTTGCACATTAAGACACGAGGAAAGAACGCCTTAGTTCCTAAGAGACAAAAACCACAAGTAGAAGCACCTGAATTTATTCAAGCTAGCTTCGACCTTGCCAAGTTTGGAAAACTTAGTAGAACAATTGACGTTGCAGATGAAGACGAGTTAACAGCTTTGATTTCTCCATCAGCAAAATCAATCAGTGACTTATCACAAGTAATGTCACAGGACGAAAACTCTTTGATCTTAGATGCACTAGATACCTTCGTTACCAAATCAAAAGGTTCTTGGTCTGCGTTCACAAGTGATCACAACACTAGAAGCCCTCTAGTCGATATTGCTACAGAAAGAAAACGAATCGTGAAGAATCACGGAAGACCTAACATAATTGCTATGAACTCAATTTTGTGGGCCACCTTCGTAGGTTCTACATTCGTTAAAGGTCTGGAGCAAGCTTTCGTACAGAAGCAACCAGGTGTATTCACATTCGACAAATTGCCAGGCTTTACATTCATCATTGATGAAGATATTGCCGATGGTACTGCATATCTCTATGACAGACGAGCCCTAACCTATGGTGAAGGCCCAATGGTCAGTGAGACTTTCAGAGATCCACAATCTGCCGTAAGTGGTAACGTGATCCGAAAATGGGTTGAGCCTCTAGTTCCTACCAAATTAGCTACCTCCTTTGGTGCTAAGATGGACACACTAGCCTAGCGAAAACCTTTTACTTTTCTTTTTTATTATACTATCATGGAATATTGGCGTTGTACTTGTCCTCATTGTAATACTACACATTACGGACTAACTATCGATTCAGCAATAATTCACGATAATCATAATCCTGGTTGTCATTATTATGAACGTGGAATCAAAACTTCTTTTGATGCAAAACCATGTAAAGGACTTTACAAATTGATAGGTTGGTTAAAATGCCGATAGGATTTACTAAACGATCAGGAAGAAGGCAAGCAGATCAAACAGACAATGACGATATTGATTTTTACAATCACCACATGAGAAAATCCCCAGGTGCTAAGCCTTATGCAACAGATGAATTTGAATTAAACAAACCATTACTCGATAGAGATGAAAAACGTAATGCCAAACAGGACGAGAAACTAAAATCATGACAATTTGTGCTGAATGTGGCCATCATACCTTTTTTGCTTACGATAGATGTCCTTGTGGTGCAGAAATTCACGTAAAAGGATGCAGTAAATTACCTGGAGTCTGTAAATGTCACGATGAAAATAAAAAAGTATGGGAGAAAAAGCACCCTCCAGAAATAAAAAAGAGTAAAAATGAAAGTAACAAAGGCAATAGCACTAAAACGGTATAGGTTTTGGGCCTCCAGAAAGGGTAAATTTTCACGTAAGCAAGCTAAACTATGGAAACGAGAATTGTTAAATAGATTTAACACGGTTGTTATCTAATGGTACTTAGTGATTTTTTCTCAATTGATTCTTTTCGTGATGTTGTCGATATTCCTGATGCATTAGATGATCCTGAACTAAAAATCCTGGGTAAATTGGCCTCATCTGACGTTGATACGGCCCTATTTCCCTACATTGGTGACGATTCTACAGGTGCTATCACTCCGTTAACTGGAGATGATCTAACACTTGCTCAAAATTGTACTTCTTATCGTACTGCTTCACTTTGGAAAGCAAAAAAACAAAATAAAGACTTGGCAGAGTACTATAACAAACTCTACAAGGAACAATTAGAAAATTTTATCACGAAATTAAAGTCTAGACGTACATCTAGAACAAAAAGGGCCTCCGTTCAGACTGAATACAAGACAGAACAATTATTCACACAGACTAAAAAGTTCTAACGACAATCTTTAATTACTATTCGTTTTATAGACTAGCATGGTCGCAACACTACAAGTTTTCTGTGATTTCGGGGGAACTGTAAACACTCCTGGCACTCAACAAAACGCAGATGCATTAGGCCCACCACAAATTAGATTCAAATATGCTGATAACAATACTATCGATAACGCTGATCCTATTCCAATTCCTCCTTCTGGAACAAACAGAGGAAGATGGAAACACATTTACCTAAAATGTTCCGTAGCACCTGATACTCAAATCGATAACATGAAAGTCTATACCGATGGAGCAGGCTTCGGTACTGGAATTACTGTTCTTGTTGGCGATGGTACACAAACTAAAACTTCAGCTTCTTCAGCTGGTTACGATCCTTCTGATGTTGCTGATGAAGTATTAACAGGCCACGATACAATTACTACAACTACCGATGTATTCACTTACACTTCTGGAGCACCTAGAACTGTATCAATTTCCGAAACTTCAAACATTATCGATGCAATTAACGAAACTACTGATTATATCGTTCTCTCTATGGAAGTAATCAATACTGCTTCTCCTGGAGACTTGACAGACGAAAACTTGACATACGAGTATGATGAGATATAGACATGGCTGACAAATACACAATAATTATCCCAAAAGAAGTTGAACATACTAAAGTTCTTTCTTGTATCGTAGAACCCCCACATGATAAAATGACAATTGATCTTTGCAATCAAGGAAGTACAACTCCTTTCCTCCGTGGTGGAATTGCAAATAGAAGATGTCCTTCTATCGATGCATTTGTAAAAAGACCAATTAAATTAAATCTCGAAACAAAACAACGAGATAAACCCCTAGTCAAAGGTGACAAAATAGATGTCATCGTTACACTTTGGAGCAAAGTAGAAAATCCAGTTAACAAAGGTGACAAACCAAAATTCTCTGGAGAACTCCAAAAAGTCAAGGAAACTGTTACGATTAAGTAATGTTCACTTCTGCCCTTGACTTAACAATAGTTTATTGGTTAGCGAAGCATCATAACGGGGAAATTGTCAACAAAGGGCCTCAAGTCAACGGTGTAAAAAAATATGAGTTAATCAATCGTGATGATCTAGATACTTTTGAATTAAAATATCAAAACAAAGTATTGCTACAGGTTCATCCAAAAGATAGAACGTTAGTCTGCCGATTAAAAACAGTAGGCAACTTCAACGTTGACAGTAACGGGAGAGTTTCTAATCAAAGAGTCTCTGCTCGTGTTTGGATCATAGCTTTAATTTCAAGTCCTAAAGAAAATCCTAGAACTGCTTACATTCCAGGTAATACACCAGGAGATGATCAATCTTACAAATATGACGGGGAGGAGTCAACAATTTACTACATCTACGAAAATGGAAAAATCGAAACAAGAACTAAATTCGGTTCTGTCTCACCTTACTCTCCAATCAAACTACAGCCGATAGAATTGGAGCATCTGAAAAAACAGGGGGCATGATTTCTATTGGTAGGACAGATCGGTACTTTGACTGGCGTTCCTAGAGGTTGGAGAATCTTTTACGATGACGGTACAAGTTACAAATCAACAATGAATACTTTACCAAATCTAAGAGATGAATGGAACAATCAAACCAAAACAGGAATCATCATCGTAGTTGTAATCTATGAAGACAAGTACACTACAATCGATGAAGATGGAATAGAAGTAACTAGACACTATCGTAGAATTGTTACTGATAAAAATTGGGTATGGTACAATCCAGTAACTAAACAATATCGTGGAGGCCAAATAGAACCAACGGGCCCAAGTGGTAACAACAAAAAAGACATGTCAAGCTCAAGACATATCATCGTTGACAATTCAGGAAATGAATTAGATGATGTTGAAAATGCAGACATAGCTTTGATTAGAACTAAGTTAGGTAATCTCTATTCCAAACTTACGGAGAATGAAGTATGGACGTAGAACATGGTAGCTTCATTAAACAAGCTGGTACGGGAAATCAAACTATCAATTTAGCAAATGGATCACTAACTCCAAAACTTGTCATCTTTCACGGTGATGGATACGGTACTGCAAATGGAATTGTTAATGATTTCTTTGCACCATTCCGAGGATACATGTCAGCAACAGAGCAAGCTTCATGGTCGGCATCAGTTCAATCAAACAACAAGAACGGACAATCAGGCCTTAGTAGTGGCTGTATTCTAATTCTAGATGAACATGCATCAACTGAAGCTAAAGCTACATTCGTTTCTTTTTCAGCTGGCCAATTCGTAATTAATTGGGGTACAAATGCAAATACTACAGCATGCAGAATTTTCTATACCGTAATTGGTGGTACTGGACTAGATAATATCAAAATTGGAACTGTAGCACTAAACACGACAACGGGAAACCAGGTCGTAAGTGGAGTTACAGCATTTACCCCAAAGATAGGATTTTTCCATGCAGTAGGAGGCCTAACGACTTTCCCGACTGATTCAGTAGGAAATACAGGTTACGGAATGGGAGTAGCTGTATCGTCATCTAAACGGCATAGTCTTTGTGCAGGTGTAAAAGGTGACAAAGGAAAGGCTATCTTTGATCCTACGAAAGTAATGAACTATCCTCTAGCTAGTGACACGGCCCTAGACATGCAAGCAGACTTTGTTTCAATGGATTCTACAGGATTCACGATTAACATTACTGATGCACCAACAACGGCAGACATTTTACTTTATGTTTTGCTCGGTGGAACTAATCTCGTAGCAGATGCAGGAAACATAACTTCACCAGCTTCTACAGGTACTCAACAAGTCACTACAACGGGCCAACCATCCACACTAGGTATGCTCACGAATCTTGATGTATCGGGGAATAGCTACGGTACACCGAATACTAATTGTGCTTTCGGAATGGGAAAGTCAGGTACTCAAAGAGCTACACATGCATGGACAAACCCCGATAACAAATTACCCGAATCATCTACAAGTAACGCTTTCATAATTCAAGCTTACTTAGCAGTAGCAACATTGACGGCAAGTACTGAAGATGCCGTGTTTAGTGCATTTGCAAGTACGAGCTTTACTATTAACTGGACAAAAGTTTCAACCACGGCCTATAGATATGGATGGTTTATCCTGGGGGCCACGGCAGTAACTACAGTTACTAAAAATGTCTCGATGGATGCCAATTTACAAGATACATTTACAAAAGCTGTTTCAGTTGATGCCAATTTACAAAAAGCATTTACAAAAGCTGTAACTATCGATGCAGTACTTCTAAAGACTTTAACAAAGAATGTTTCTATCGATGCACAACTAAACAATGCAGTACAAAAAGACGTAACAATAGATGCAGTATTACTAAAAACCACTACAAAGAATGTCTCAATAGATGCACGATTAGTTAATGTAAATTCAAAAACAGTATCTATCGATGCTGTACTAGCTACTACAGTTCAAAAGACTATTACCATTGATGCATTACTCTCTAAAGCATTTACAAAGAACGTTTCAATGGATGCAAAACTCACGGGCACAGTTACAAAACCCGTGTCAATGGATGCGTTAATTGGTTCTTACAAATTGTCTTCAGTTAATCTAGGACGTACTAAAGATATTGCAGGAGTTGACTTAGGATTTTGTGATCTTGCATTGTTCAAACAAGACGGGGCCAGTCCTCCAGCTTACACGTATATTGCAAAAACTCAAAGTGATGTCAACGGAGACTATGAGTTTACGACAAATGATAACGATGCACTTTATCTAATAACTGCATTAGAGAAATCAGGTACTCCGAGAATGGACTGTACGGATAACACCTTACAGCCTGTTTTGGGATAGGAGTTATTTTGGCCCTAGTATTTGATGCGATTGATTCGTTAGTTTCAAACGATTTACAATCTGGACAATATGGAAACAGATCTATCGTAAGAACAAAAGGAGGAGGAACAAGCTCGTACCTTACAACTGATTCTTTAGTGACATCAAACAATAATCCAGGTTTCGCAGATAGAAAAATTGTAAGAACATCTAAAGGAGTACTCTATATCGGTTCGAGAGAACTAACAAGCAACGATGTCAATATTCACAAATCAGATGATGATGGAGCTACATGGACACTCTTAGATTCAGCTAACGAGCCAAACTGTGACAAATCAACTGTTTGTTTATCGATTGATAGTAATGATCTGATACATGTTGCATTTTATGAAGAAACTGTAGGATTGCGTTATGTAACATTTAGTACGGTGACTGATACTTACGGAACTCCTGAAACTGCACAAGCTGAACTTGGTACTTTAGTAGAAACAGGATCAAACAGATTCGTTTCATTAGCTCTAGATTCTAACGACAAACCCCATGTAGTTTACACTGATCACAATACAGGATCAGGTGACGAATGTTACTACACAAACAAAGTATCGGGAAGTTGGTCAACAAAACTTTTGGTAATTGGCGATATTAGTTTGACTTACACACATGGACAGTCTATTACATTTAACAACAGTGACATTCCTCAAATCGCATTAATTTGGCATAATGCAACTGATATTGATTCTCTAAGAGTGTATTTGGGAAATCAAAATAGTGCTACAAGCTTTAGCGAAACAATCCTGGATACTACGACAGCAGTAGATGAGCCTTCGATGGTTGTAACAGATAACAACGATACTATAGTTTCATACACTGATTCTAATGATGACGTAATTGCTATTAGACATGTAAATGGAAATACATGGGCCACTTGGGAAACAGCCGTAGTTGTTGATAGTTCTACAGTATTTGCTAACGCACAACTTACAATCGATGAAGCTGGAGACATTTACATTTTTTCGGCAGACCTCACAGGTAATACAACTAACTATTGGAAATCCACAAATGGGGGAAGAACATTCGGTGCAATTCAAACTGACAACATGGCAGGAATTACCGAAAATAGAAATTACTGTAGATGGCAAAAATACAATCATCATTTTCCTAATCGTATCGATTACTTAGCTTATGATACCGTAGCTGATGACATTTACTTCAACATAGTTGAAAATACACTCACAGGAAGATGGCGAAGTACTGACGTAGAAATTAACGGTAATGTTCATGGAACTTTCAATAGAGCACTAGTAAGAACATCAAAAGGAGTCATGTATGCACTACTTCATGACTTTATCAACGATGATATTGAAATGCACAAGTCAACCGATGAAGGTTTTACCTGGACTCATTTAGATGCCACCAATGATCCTACAGTTACGCAATTTGGTAGTTTAGCTATTGATTCTAATGATTTACTTCACATTACATTTTTGGATAACAATGTTGGCCAAAGATACACTACCTTTTCAACATCTACAGATACATGGTCGGGAACATTCGAAACAATTCTTGCTTCAGTTGGTTTTTCCAATGTAGGCCAATCTTGTGAAATCTCTATTGATTCCAACGATATTCCTCATATTGCTTTTGGTATTCAAACAGGAGCTTCAGCTACTTCGATAAGATACAACAATAGGATAGGTGGAACGTGGACATCAAACGTAACAATAGCCTCCTCAACAAGTGACAGATATCAAGCGAGAATTTCAATGAATCACGACAACAAACCTTACGTTGTTGTAATTGCAAACAAAACAACTGACGATATCATAGCCTATCAAGGAAATCAAAATGATGCCACAAGCTTTTCATCATTCACAGTTTCAACATCTCTTTCTCAAATTGGGGGTGATATGGTAATTAATTCAAGGGGCGATGTTTTTGTTTGTTGGACTAATTCATCAAGTGACTTTATAATTAAAAGACATTTGTTTTCTGATGCTTGGTCAACGTGGCAAACTGATGAAACTCTCGATACTGGAATTAATGCAGATAGTAGAACTATGACAATAAACAATGAGGGTTTAGTTATTGCTATGACCAATCGTTCACAAATTAGTTATGCATATAGAGAAAATTTGGATGGAGGATGGAGTTTAATTGATACAAGTCACAATCCTCCAGAAACTAACGTTTATCTTAATAATTTTAGATGGAGTTTTTACAATTATTATTTTCCTAGTCAAGTGGACTATCTTAGAGAAGCTGGATTTGACGGACAAGTAGATTATAACAAAATAGTTTTCAACGGTACTGATCTATTGTATTGTGTAGGTCGAAATCCTACAAGTAACCAAGTTGAAACGTGGTACTCTGGAACAAATGGTAACACCTGGGAGATACTGGATTCAGCTAACGAGCCTACATGTGACGTTAATAGTGTCTCTTGTTGTATCGATGGAATTGATGATGTGCATATTGCTTTTGAAGATGCAGGAGTAGGTACTCGTTACATTAAATTAGATTCTTCAACTCAACTTTACACTACCGTAGAAACAATTCAAGCAGAAGTACAAGATCCAGTTTATCAGGGCACGGCAATAGCTTGTGATCATTCTGATATCCCTCATTGTGTTTACAATTTTAAAGATGGAATTATCGGAGATGTCAATTACTCAAATAGAATCGGGGGCACGTGGAAAGCTGGTGTTCTTGTTCAAACTGTAGGTTCTAATGCAAATTTCCCACAAATAATAATTAACGTTAGCAATATTCCCGTTCTTTTAGTTCCTCAACAATCAGCAGGATCTACAATTTGGGAAGGAAATCTCAACGATGCAACAAGCTTCACGTCCTTCAACATAGGAAATATGACAAGTACTTGTATGGTTATGGATTCAATCGGTAACTTTTACACAGCTTCACAACGAGGAACTGCAACAGTTAATGATTTAGAAGTATCTAGACATAATGTAGAAGATGCATGGACTACTTGGCAAACTGCCGTACTTGTAGAAAATCAAAGCTGGGGTACTATTAATTCACCATCGATGACAGTCGATAAAAAAAATAACATTATTCTAATGATGCCACTATCTGGATCAATTAGGGCCCATGTATCAACTGATGAAGGGGCTACATGGGAAACAGTTGTAACCGATGACATTCCAGGAGTTGTAGATGAGCACGTAAGATTAAGATATGACGGAACACATTTTCATAATCGTGATCAAATAGATTACACTGTTACCGATGACACAGCTAATGACACGTATTACAATTCTGCTCAATTCCTTGCAGTAAATACAATTACTAAATCAATTTCTATCGATGCAATTCTCCAGGAGACACGAACTAAAACTGTCTCATTTGATGCTAATCTTCTAGAAGTACAAACAAAAAATGTAACTATCGATTCATTGTTACAAGCTACTTTTACCAAAAACGTATCATTTGATGCCAGGGTAGGAAATCCTACAAAGACTGTATCAATAGATGCCGTACTTCAGAATACATTAACTAAAACTGTCTCAATGGATGCCATTATTGGGGTTCCATGTTCTGAACTACGATTAAGGACTTTAGCAGATAGATCAAGTGATACATTCAGGTTAAGGACATGTGACGAGAAAGAAGCTGGAGGGGCCACAACAAAAACAGTATCGTTTGATGCCATACTACAACAGACATTCACCAAAAACGTATCAATAGATGCTAGAATACTTCAGAAATTCACAAAGGCCATTTCAATCGATGCTAAACTACTCAAATCAATTACAAAAGCTGTTTCATTTGACTCTATTCTAAAACAGGTAAGATCAAAGGCCGTATCTGTAGATGCGTTACTTCGAAACACCTTCACGAAGAATGTTTCATTAGATGCATTACTTTCTAAAGTCTTCACAAAATCAGTATCACTTGATGCAATTCTTCAACAGACTAGAACAAAATTAGTGTCATTAGATGCACGTCTGATCAATAAGATTTCTAAATCAGTATCTATCGATGCTTTACTCCAGGAGCTTAGAACAAAGTTAGTATCTATTGATGCTAGACTAGTAAACCGTTTCTCAAAATCTGTCTCAATAGATGCTCGATTACTGCAGTTACGAACAAAGATAGTTTCGCTAGATGCAAGGCTTGTCAACGTAAGATCTAAGCTAATTACCCTAGATGCATTACTTCAACAGGCCCGTACAAAGAACGTTTCATTTGATTCCAGGCTAGTTAACAGGCTCACGAAAAACATTTCCCTTGATGCATTGTTACAACAAATCAACAGTAAGATCGTATCCCTTGATGCGTTACTCCAGGAAACAAGAACTAAGCTTGTGTCAATGGATGCAATTCTCACAGGTGCAACAACAAAATCAGTAACATTTGATGCGATATTACAGCAATTACGTAGCAAAGTAGTTTCAATCGATGCACGATTAATCAATAGGCTCACGAAGAATGTTTCTCTAGATGCACGTCTGATCAACAGAATTACTAAGAATATTTCCGTTGATTCCATCTTAGTTAACAGATTTACAAAGGCAGTATCATTAGATTCGATACTAGTCAATAGATTAACTAAAAATGTTTCAATTGATGCATTACTAAAACAGCTTCAATCTAAAGTAGTTTCAATTGATGCATTGTTACGTAATACTTTCTCAAAGAACGTATCCCTGGATGCCATCTTACAGCAAACCAGGACAAAATTAGTTTCATTAGATTCGATACTACTCAAAACTCAAAGTAAGATAGTATCCCTGGATGCACGATTAATCAATAAAGTAACAAAGGCCATATCGTTAGATGCATTTCTCCAGGAGACATTCACAAAACTTGTTTCTATTGATTCAATTCTCGTAAACAGAATAACAAAGAACATCTCAATAGATGCACTACTTCAACAAGTACGTACAAAGGCAGTTTCTCTAGATGCACGATTAGTAAATAGACTAACAAAATCTGTTAGCATAGATGCCTTTTTACAGCAATTACTAACAAAAACTGTTAGCTTTGATGCTAGGTTAATCAATCGTTTAACAAAGAATATCTCGTTAGATGCACTACTTCAGCAACTTAGAACAAAAGCAGTATCCATAGATGCAATATTACGAGAGACATTCACAAAGAATATTTCACTGGATGCGATACTTCAGCAACTACAAACTAAATCAGTATCGTTAGATGCAATCTTGCAGAAAACACAAAGTAAGATCGTATCATTAGATGCTAGACTTGTTAACAGATTTACCAAATCAGTATCACTTGATTCTAGACTCATAAACAAAGTGACGAAGGCCATTTCTCTAGATTCTATCCTGGTTAACAGACTCACTAAGGCAGTATCGTTAGATGCTAGATTAGTCAATAAATTTACTAAAGCTGTTTCACTTGATTCAATACTACAAAAGACCTTTACCAAGGCCGTATCAATCGATGCTAGACTAGGATCATTCTTTACTAAACTTGTCTCATTTGATGCAGTACTTCAGCAAATACGAAGTAAATCAGTCTCTATCGATGCATTGTTACAAGCTGTAAGAACTAAAGCAGTTTCACTAGATGCTGTGCTAGCTAACAGACTCACGAAGGATATTTCAATAGATGCATTTTTGCAGACTAGCTTTAACAAACTTGTTTCACTTGATGCCGTACTAGCTGAAGTCAAATCCAAGATAGTATCGATGGATGCATTTTTGCAGGAGGCAAGATCTAAAGCAGTTTCATTAGATGCACTACTCCAAACGTCATTTACTAAAGCTGTTTCAATGGATGGTAGGTTAGCTGGTGTCAGTACAAAATCCGTATCGATAGATGCTTTGCTCCAGGCCCTTAGAACTAAAGTCATTTCGCTAGATGCATTTTTGCAGACTTCATTTAGCAAGATAGTTTCAATGGATGCTTTGTTAAAGCAATCACTCACGAAATCAGCTTCAATTGATGCCAAACTCAAGGCCCTCAATACTCAAAAACAAATCTCACTCGATGCTGTTTTAGAATTCTTCGAGCCTCTATCTGAAATCACGAAGGTAGATCTCACCTCTCAAAGTATCGATGATATTGAACTCACCTCTCAAAGTATCGATGACTGTAGCCTCACAGGTGAAGCTCCAAGTGATACTGAAATTGGTGAACCTGATCTAACCATAAGCCTTATTTCACAAAGTATCGATGTAATAGACGTTGAGGAAATTGTATAATGGCATCTAAATTAAAGCTAGTTTATTACCGTGGACAGGGGGGTTTTGCAAAGAAATTCACTATCAAACAAGATGGGGCCGTGAAAGATCTTACTACTATAACAAATGTTTTCTGTAAATGGTGGCTAAAAAAAGACGGAGCAACAACACCACTTTCAATCGATTGGGATGGTACACCCACGGGGGCCAATAATGAAATAGCAACTTTTAACGTGCCAGCTGGATTCTTCACTGAAGTTACAACTTACGAATGTCAAATTGAAGTCTATCAAACAACAGGAGGAAATTTGATTCTACATTCTCGTCAAAAATTCTTAGTAGAAATCCTGGAGCCTTCAGGTGTCCACACTGACTAGGCATATCAATACCACTATTGGAACTACTAGCAAAATATTATTAACTCGAAACTCTCTTAAACGAATAATGTTAGGACTGATCAATGAAAGTAAATTGGACTCAACGAGGCTACGGTATTCTATCAGTGTTCTTCTATGGCTACGGGGCAGGCTTCGGGAGTGTTCTAGGGTATGGAAGTGTAGTCGATTCAGCAGATTTAACTTTACTAAACTTGTTAGTTTTTCCAACGATAGCAGGACTAGTAGCAGTATTCCCCAAATTGGGAAAAACATTTGCCGAGGCAAGCAATAATGAACAAGCTTAAACAATTTTTTGACAAGCATTTGCCACGAGCAAAATATTCTAATGGCCAGGAATCAAAATGTACTATCTACAATTTTTGTGCATTTTTTGACATGACAGAAGATTAGGCTCGAATCGTTACTAAATCTTTATAGACTAACATATTTTTTAGAAATCATGGAAAGCATTATCGTTTTTCTCATTGTGGCCGTACTAGCTGGATTGACTTGGACTCTTTCAGGTTATCTAGCTAATTGGAGAAAGAATCACAAAAAGCCCGAATGGACTGGATTTGATTTAAAATCAATGAGAAATGATGCTATTCTTGGAGGAGTGTTAGGTGTTGCGATTGTTATCATACAACCTATTTCAGTTGCACTAGGAACACCTTACGATGTACCTGTTGTTAGTGATTTCAACACTTTCATCATGGCAATTTTCGGACTCTATCCAATTGTAGCAGTAGTTGACAAATTTTTTGTTGGCTTTATTGTCGGCAAATAGATTACACAACCCTTTTATTTTTTCTTTTTATTAGAAACGTAATGGATTTCGCATGTGTTCACACGAACAACAAGCAATATTCAATGAAACCTGTTGATCAGGTTAATGCTTCTTCAGTATCGTTTGATGCCGTAGTTACTCATTCCACAAGACACGATGAAAGGGCCCTAAATAATCAAGTCTGGGATGACTCTGAAATAATTTACTGGACGATGGAAACTGACTATCCACATATCGAAGGTAGGAAATTTGAAGAAGAAATGGTGAAATTAGCTTTGTTAGAATCATCGATGGAAACTCCTTTAGTAATTAGAAAAAGAAATAGAAAGTCTGCCGACTCACAATTAAAAATTAATTGGTTAGGAAAAAAAGATGAGAGATATTTTACTTCTGAATCCACTTTAGCTTTTGCTTACGGCCCTGGACGTGGTTTAGGTGGAAATTGTACTATGAACGCTGACGTAGCTTGGGGAATGAAGGATGAGGTAATACCTGGACTAGAATTTGAAGAACGATTTGATAGAAGGGTTCAGTATCATGATGCAATCAAACGATACAAAGTCTATGATGCACTTCATACTTTGAAACATGAACTAGGAGGCCACGCTATGGGAATGAGACACATCGAAGGAGCTGAAAATGCAAAAACATCGATAATGTATCCTTACTACAACGGCAAGAGAAGATTTGGCCCAGCTGACTTAAAATATTTGCATGAATTGTATGGTAAAGCTAGTATCAATCACAAGATCAAAGAAATGCTATTACTTAGAATCTTCAAAGGGATAGTCTAATGAGTCTGTTAGTTGTTGACCACGGTAAAATTATGCAACGAGTTTTAGATATTTTACAAAATACAGATTCGTTATGTGAGAATGATGACAAGACAAAAGTACTAAGAAAATTCAAACGTGCTGAATCAGATTATGGAATCACTGATGATGTAATGCCTTATGTTTTCATTAGGGCCCCTCCACGATTAGCATTTACTAGAGAATCTTTAGGAAGTGGTGAAGCACAGTACAATCAGCAATTCGCAGACTATCAATTAACGGTAATGGTTCAACACAAATCAGTCGAATTTGTACAAGATTCGTTATTCTTTTTCTCTGATGAAATTGTTCGTGCAATCAAAGCTAACCCAACACTGAAAGATCCAGTTACGGACACTGATCCTTTAGTCAAAAGAACTTTGATCAAAGACATTACTAGATTCAAACCAAAAGAAGGAACGGAGCAAGACGGGTTAACTTTTCATCTGCAAGTACAAATTGGAGTTTTATGGACATTGACTTTTCCAAACAGTGGGCCTCTCGTACTTGATGGAATCTCTAAACCTCTTGAGACTGTAGGAAATGTTTCGGATACTGATTTAGAGGATGACGGAACAATAGCAGAATCAAAAATTTCTGATCCTGGACTGTTAGATTTTGAATTTGAATCCAACGATGCAAATGATATCACACTAAAGGCCCTAATTGGTTCAGGTGACGAGATACCAGCTACGTTAGTTACTCCTACAGGAACTAGAGCTATGACAGTTTATCTTCGTGAAATTCGCAAGCCTACACAACAAGATATCATTGAAAAGTCCGTTTTGTCAATGAAAATTATTGCATAATCTTTAAAATCAAGGAATCGAATCTAAATCATGGCAAATATCATCATCGGTGCAAAAGCAGAACGTACCCTAACATACGATGGTATTTTTCAGGCTGAAGTAGGAGTAAATACCTATCAGTACAAATTTGTTAAAGAGACTGAAATTTTCTTAGATGATCAAAATGTTGAATTAGATAGAATAGACGATGGCTCTCCTGCATTTACAAGAATCGGTGATGAAATAGGAGACTTTAGATTTAGAATGGCCAATGTCGTAGATCTTTACGGGCCTTCAACTCCAGAAGCTAATCAGTGGTTGGCCTCTCATTGGCTCGAACAAATTGCATTAGGCAATTTCCCAGAAGTAGATTTTATTCAAACTTTCAAAGCTTCTAAATCAGCTGGTAATCAATTCGGCAGATTAAGATTTACATTTAGAATTAAAAAAGTTGCAGTAGATAGAGGTGAAGAAAGAGGCCTCGATGAAATGAACGTAGAAGGAAAAGTTATAGCCTTTACATCAGCATTACGTGAGGTTAGTTGATCAATATTGCGATTTCTAAAATTAGTGACTACGAAAAGTTCCGTAGCAATTTAAGAGTCGCAAGACAGCAACTACCAACTTTTCAAACTAATACTTTATTCAAAGTCACTGAAGAAATCCTACTACCAAAAATTCATACGAAAATGTCTCAAGCTAACTATGGTCAAGAAATAATTTCTGCAACAATCATCAAAGACGTAATTGTAGAAAAAGAAAAATTTACAATTGTAATAAAATCTGAAGTGTTGTCAGGTGACACATCTTTTGATATCGTAAGATCACATGAAGAAGGTACAAGGCCTCATGATATTTGGAGTAAAGGCCCTTGGCCCCTACATTGGCAAGACGAATCAGGTGAAGATGTTTACGTGAGTACAAAAAACAAACCCGTTAAGCATCCTGGAACAGCTGGAGCAAAAATTATTGAAACAACAATTGACGAGGAAAAAGATATTGTTGAGCTAGTGTATCTACGAAAAGAAGAAGAATGGCTTAGGGAGATTTTGGCATAATGGGTATTGAAGATATTTTCAGTGGAACCGTTAACATTACTGAAGAAGGATTAGCAGAACTCGATAAAATTGCAGAAAAGCAAGAGCAGAAACTAAAGAAGATACAAGCTCAACGTAAAAAACAAGGAGGTATTTTTGCCGATGAAACTGGAGCATTACCAAAATCTTTTGAACGTGATCAAGAAAAGAACATTACTCAACGTGTCCAAAAATTAGTCAAAGAAGGAAAATTAGAGAATCAGGGCCCAGGTGCTCCGATACAAAAGGACTCTGCATTTCAAAAAGCTATCGATGATGCAGTTAAAAATTCTTCAAGTAAGTTAGATAATTTAGCTAACAGTAAACTAGGTACTCAACAAGTCAGTACGATAGCAAGTTTCGGTAAAAACCCCGTGGGATTTATGACAAGTATGTTTGGATCAAAGCTTCCAATACTTGGAGCCCTCATTACAGCAAAAGAACTAGTGCAATTTTTCATCGTGGAATTAATGAAGCCTGGAGGCCCACTAGACATCAACGTTAGAGATATCATTTCAAATCGTATCAATGCATTTAACGACAAAAGAGAATCAGCAGAAATACTAGCTGGATTTACACAAGTAATCTTTACAACTAGAGGAGGTACTACAAGCCCTCGTAATGCCTACAATACATTCGAAGTATTCAACCAGGACGAAGAAGCTTTAGCAGATGATTTTAGTATTAGGGTTCAGAAGGTAAACTAGTATGCCATTTACAGTTACTCTCTATCGTGTCACAAATCCAGGTGATCTTATTGGTAATGTTCCAGCTACTGAAAAAATAATTTTCAATTCTGCAAAAGATACCAAAGTAGAAGGTGCTTTTCTTTTTTCCGATGGATTAGAAGTTAAAAAACAGGAAGGCCTCGGAGATAATTCTAGTCCAGGACAAGAATTAGGAAATCAACAGGCCCTCGGTGAAGCTGAAAAATTATATGTGCTACGTGGATTTATTTCTAAAATTGACGGTACTTTTGACGATGGCCAAAATGCTTTCATCGATATTCTAGAAAAATTTGAATCTGAATCAAAACAAACTGCAAATTGGGAAGAAGGACGTTTCGGTATTGAGATTGGTTACATGAGAGCTTACGATGTTATTCCTACTCGTGCAGGGGGTGACTTTAAGGGCCTAATTTGGTTGACAATGGATTTGAAATCTAATTTAGCTACAAAACCCCCACGAATGGAATTTGAAATTAGATTGAGAAGAAGTCGTGGGGATGGTTCTTAGTGGCTCTAGCTAGTTATCTCGTAATTCTAAAAGATCATGAAGGTGATCCTGGAGCTGATGTCAACGGAGATTTTGATATCACTTCACGAGTTAATGTTGCAGAAGTTGTAGATGGTGCTCCAATTAGGGCCATGTTAACACTAGATGCTAGAGCTGGACGATTCATTACAAAAACTCCTAAAATAAAAAAATGGGATAGAATCTATATCGAGGTTACTGATAAAAATTCTAACCAATTCAAAACAGTAGTTCACGTAAAGAAAATAAAAAAATTCAGAAAAGGTAACGGAGCCCAACTAAAATTAGTTTGCCCTCATCAATCATCTAATCTATTATCTCGTACAATTTCAAAACCAAACAGAAGGACATCGGGCTTAGAAGCTGTTACTGATGCAATTAACCAACTCAATGATCCACAAAACAAAGGTACGAAAGATCCTACTGTAGTTATCAAAACACCATTTGAAGTAGCAACAAAGAACGGAATTAGATTAGACGATGCAACAAGTAACAACTACACATACGAATCAATTACATTTGGTAAAGCTATGGAAATAGCACTAACGAAAGAATCTGCACCTGTAGAAGCTGGAGGTTCCTTTCAATGGCATTACTATAGATTCGTTAGTTTGTATGCTCATCCTAATGATGCAGACTTGGATAAAGTGGCAATTCAAGTATTTGAACAAGGATTCCACGACAACGGAGGATTTAACAGCACTCCGACAATTACAATTAAGAAAAATGCTATTGACTCTCCCCCTAGCAATTTAATCGATACTGATTCATCTTTAGAGCCTGAACAAGCTACTAACTTAATCGCAATTGGTTCTAAATCAAGTGGTACTTATCTCAAAGACACATCAAAGTTTTTTGGTGCAAAACAATATTTTCTTTCTGCACGATTGTATGATGCAACTAAAACTTACGTCAAAGGCCAGCTTGTTACAAGTGGTGGAGTAACCTACGAATCTATTGGGGCCGTACCTCTTTCTACTCCTCCCCCAAATGCTCTTTACTGGACAGCTAGAACTTTTACGAAACCAGCTACTTACAATGGTGCTACAACTTACGCAATTAACGATTTAGTAAATTACAATGGTAACGCATGGAAATCATTAGGAGGAGGCAATCTAGGAAATCAACCCGATATCAGTCCTGATGACTGGATTGAAGTTTTCTTTGTTCCAGGTGTTGATTATTCTCCGTTGACAAAAGACAAGGCCCAATATTGGGTAAATGCTATGGCAGGGTGGAGCTTCGCAGGAACAGCTGACAGCGATAAAACTGCAGTAGTCGATCCTAATGTAATTATCAAAGATGACTTGCATCCTAGAACGTGGGTCGATTGTGTAGAAGTTGATTCAACATTAATCACGTCATCAATTCTTAACAGTGGACAACCATACGATACATTGAGAGTTTTAGTTAACGGTACAGGATTGAATGACTTTGCAGGAAATGATCCTAATGGAGTTTCTAAATCAAATGCAGTTTTAGAGTATCGTGGTACTCCTGGTAGTGGAGGGGCCTGGTATGTTCTTTATTCAGCTCCACAAGATCAAGAAGTTGTCGATATGGAATTAGGGGATTCCTGGACTTACAAACCATGTGAAGGAGCTTTGAGTTTCGTAGATGTTAACGGAGTCTGTCAAGTAGGAACTAGAAATCCAGGATGGGTAAAAGGTGCTTACGCAATTTTAGATATCGGAGGATTACTATTAGGACATTTCACTAGTGGTTTATCGTTTGAATGTCTGCATACTGTTAAGAGAACTAATCCTAATGTTGAAGTTGGTAACGAAAGTATCACCGATGAAGATGGAAATGCTACTTCAGCTGTGTTTGTAAATTTCACTCCAACGGGGGCCAGTCCTTCAGACAACAAACCTTCAGCTTTCTTTGCAGGGATGAATTTTGCTTTTCCTTGGCCTCGTAACTCTAATGCTGTTCCTTTCGGAGCTGTTACAATTGGAGAAAAGATCAAGATATCCCAATTTGACTTAGACAACATGCATCTTACTTCACAAGAATTACGTGAATGGTTCGGTGAGGCAGTAGAAGAATTTTTACCGATTCAAGGATTTAGATTTTGGCATTTGATTCAAGAATTTTTCACTGGAGGAATCTTAAATCCTACTGGAGATTATTCTATGGGCCTATGGCTAGCTGATAGAAGTGATAACGTAGGAGTCATCGAATACACTCATCAAAGAAACAACGATGTTAGTCCAGCTGAAGCACCAATAGGAAAACTAACTGTTTATCGTGGTGTTCCTGGAGTAGCTAACTTTTCACCAGCTCGTAAAGTGGAATCATTTGGTATTGTTGACACTAAATCCATTGTCAGGGGGGGTATTTACACTAAAGATTCATTCGATAAAGATGGTAGATACTTAGCTAGTTTTGCTAATCTCAACGGGGCCTTTACTAGATTTGGACAATCAGAAAAAATTCATCTAGCTGTAGATGCATTTGCCATGTCAAAACCTCTCGTTGCTACTAACATTCGTGGAACCAAACCCGAAAGAAACATTGAAACTTCAAAAATTAAAGCAGAACAAATAATCTACTATCCTCAACTAGTTAACTTTGTAAAATCTATGGAGACAGTTTTAACATTTGAACGTCAAGAATGGCCATTGAAAACAGCCTTACGATGTGATTTGGCATTTGGTGATCCATTGTATTACGAAGATGCTGAATTAATTGATGAAACTACAGATGCAAAACCCAACACTTTGAAAGTCGTAGCTGATGAAATCACTTACAACTTTTCAAAAACTGCACAAGGCCCAGGAGGAGGAACAAGAAGTATCAAAGCTAAGACGAGGATTTGGCCATGAGTAACGTAGGTGTACGATCTCAAAAAACTAATGAGACTCGTTTAGTTGAATTAATTGAAGAAGCTGAAAGTGCTTTTATCGATTCACTAAAGCCAACTACAGGAGTAGAAACTTTAGGATTCGATACGGGAGCAGGAAACCAGGGCCCAGGTTCACCAAACAATCCAACAGGAAATTTCCTTCCGTTAGATGGTGGACAAATGACGGGGCCTATTGCACTACTTCACGAGTTTCATACTTTAGCTACTGATGGTATTTTAGATGCTACAAAAATTGGGGCATTTTCAGGACGTGTTATTTTACTTCCAAATTCAGGAACTACAGACGATTTAATTGGAATTAAAACAGAACAAGGAATCACTGATCAAGGCCGTCATTTAGAAATTGTTGTAACGTCAGCTGATACAATTACGATAAAGAATCAAGACCCAGGAGCTTTAGCAGGAGATAGAATTACAACTCCTGGAGGTGTTGATTTAGTTGTCAATGGTGCAGAACTTGATTTGGTTTACGACTTTTCTACTTCATCGTGGGTCCTTCGCAATTCCGTTATGGGTGCTGATCAATGGTCTTTGTATCCAGCTTTAGGAACTGTGCTTTTTGGTAACAATGCACTAGAAGAAGTTTCAAGTATTGAAATCGTAGATACTGGAGGAGAGATTCACGGAATACTCCAGGGCCTCGATGGTGTTCCTGATAGAGTTAGACTTACGTTAGTAGCTGGAAATGAATTAGAAATTGTAGATAACATTACATCAATTTTGCAATTGTCACTAGCTAACGGATTAGATTTACAAAATCTTGATCTTACGATGGGTACTGGAAATATTGTAGCTGGAGGAGCTGGTGAAGGAGCAACGAACATAGGACATTTAGATTTTATCGATAACTTAGCTACTCCCGTGGCTTCTGTTTCTCTTTATTCTGATGGTGTTGATCTTTTCGCTAACACTGGAGGAGGTACTGTCAATCTTTCTGATATTACAGCTCATCCAAATGAATTTGAAGATAATGTTTTTAGAGTCATCGATGAATTAGACAACACAAAGAAGCTTCAGTTTAACATCGGTCTAGCTGTTCCTACTGCTACTACTGTAACGTGGAGAGCCCAGGCCCAGGGAGGAGAAGTAGCATTTACTGACGTGACACAAACTTTCCTCGGAGAAATAACATTTACCAATTCACTTCACAATATCTACAGCTCTTTTATCACGTTGGGCGATACAACTAGTGACAATCTTTTCATTAATGCAGGATTGAATACTCCTTTGCGTTGGGATGTCGGAGCTTCATCTCCAGTCGGTACAGCTGAATTTGGAATAGGACGTGATGGTACTAAGATGGAAATTGCCGTACCTGTAGGTTCTACTTTTGGATTCAATGTAGGAGGGGCCACGGATATTTTCACATTACAAGCAACGATAGCTAGTTTCACCGTTCCTTTGACAATGGGTACTAATTCGATTACAGCTGGAGGAGCTGGAGAAGGAATTACTAACATTGGTGTCTTAACATTTATCGATAACCTTGCTACTCCTGGAGCTGGTGTAGCTCTCTATTCTGATGGTGTTGATTTATTTTCAAAGTCTTCAATCAACTTGAATCTAAATAATTTGAATGATGTAACTGATTTGGTTTTACGAAGTGGTTTCAATACTTCTAAATTATTCTTCGATGGTGGAGGAGATACTTATTTCACGGGTTCGGGAACTTCAGGCCGTATCAACATATTCAATGACAATACTAACACTGTAGCACTTGGAACTTCATCGATTGAATTATTTGGTGCTCACAATTTGATTTTTAATTCTGGATATATCCAGATGAACGAACAAGTTAGTGATCCTCTAGCTGGTACTACTTCAGGAAAATTCTATGTAAAAGTAGTTGGTGGAAATGCCGAGCCTTGGTTTATTGGCGATGGTACTGTAGCTACGTCATTACTTGGTGGAGGTGGAGGATCTCAAACCCCGATTCTATCTGATATCGATTATGATAACTTTGATGCATTTGATATGAACAAACTTCTTTTCATTTCTACGGGTGGATTTTCATTTCCTGCTGACATTAATGAATCTGGATTTACTTGGGATGGTATCAACTTACAAGGTAATGTACCAGCTGGTGACGGTTTCTTACTATCTGTAGCTGGAGTACAAAAATTCGGAGTTGCTAATACCGTGGTTAATTCATTTACTGATTTAGATATCAACGGAAATAATTTAATTCTCGATGGTACTGTTGATATAATTTACGTTAGTGGTGGAACACACTTTAGATCTGCATCAAACAGTTTCTTTTTCAGAGATTCATTAGATGGAATAATGTATTCTGTTTCAAGTACTCAATGGGATTTCAATGATAAACATGCTACAGGATTAAATGAAGTAAGATTTGAAGACGATAAAATTGATCACTTGATTCGTGAAATGTCAATTGCTGAAGATGGAATTAAGGGATTAGATTTCCACGTTGAAGAAGACATTGACGAAGAATTTAGATTCCAACATGAAGGAGTACAAGATCTTAATGCATTGAGAATCAGACAAAGAGAGGCATCGCCCTCTAGTGCTACTGATGGACTTTTCAAATATGTTTGGCATAACAACGGGATTCATTATTTCCCTCTTGGTGGAGGCATGGTTATCGATTCAACTGTAGCTGATGGCTACGAGCCAACCTACGGAACTTTGAAAATTCCATTCCAATCATCCAGTGTAACAGGGGCCAACATGGATTCATTCTTTGGTTCTATTCCAGGCTCGATAGCAATTATGAACGGTTCAGGTTCTTCACCTAGATTTTGTGTAAGATCTTCAAATGGCAATTGGTATCAAGTAGCAATAACGTTAATAGTTTAGAATGAGAATGATGAGATATGGCAACAGCTAGAGAATTGATTGATGAAGTAATACCCGAAATGAAAGAGCACAAAGATTACGCCCAGGAGCTTCATTCCATAGCAAAGGTTCTGAAATCAACGGAGGACACACAAGAAGAATATCGAGACTGGGAAAATTTTCCAGATGGAGAAATTCAAACTAAAATCATAAAGGCCATAAATCCCCTAACCAGGAAGCCCTTTACCGTGGCCGAGAAAAGCAAAATTGTTTCAGACTGTCAAACAGAGATAACAAAGATCAGATTGAAGAAACCCCAATAACGGCATATTCTTATAAATGAGGACTTTGAAATACCAACATGCCTTTTGATGAAGAAATAACAAAAAATAAAATCCAAGAATTAATTTCTAAGCAAAACGATATTCAAATTCAACGTACAAAAATTCATGAAACAATTAATAATTTACAAGGCCTTCTCGATGTTCCTGAAGAAATACCAGGAGGAGGAGCACCTAAAAAAATGAAAAAACCAAAAGACAAAGGTACGGGAAAAGAGATGACTGTAAAAAGACGTGATGAAATTTTTGATGCTATGATAACAGAAGCAGATTTACTTCTGGAGTAATTATTATGTCTAAAAAAAAATCTAATGTAAAAGTAATAAAAGAAAAAACTGAAGCTATTCGCCCTAAACCATTGACAGCTGAAGAAATGAAAAATATGGAAGTGTTACAACAACCAAAAACTCTAGAACAACAAATCCAGGAATTAAAAGCACCTTACTATATCTCTAAAGGTAATTTAGATAGTGTCGTTGACGGGATGCTTGCAAAACTACTAGGGCAAAGCTTAACACAACAAAGACTTATTGAAGAATTTAAGAAAAATACACCGAAGGAAAAATGGCCAAAAGCACTTCAAAGTCTAAATTAGAATTTATCCCTGATTTTCCTATCAAAGATATCAAGTTTGATCCTAAAAATCCAAACACTCACGATAGTAAATCAATGGAGGCTCAACGTAAATTTACAAAACAACAAGGCACACTTAGAATAGTAATACTTGATCAAAACAATCTTTGTGTAGATGGAGAACACATCGTTAGAAATAATCTAGACTTGGGCCATACAACAATTCCAGTTTACAAAAGACATTTCAAAAATGATGCAGAAAGAGCTTACGTAAGACAATTCATCAACTACGGCCCAAAAGGAAAACCACAGAAGGATAAACAATCCGATGAACTAGCAATATTGAATGAAGCTGGTATGTTAATGGAATTAGCTGAAGTAACAAATCATCCAATAGATGAATATCAATTACTGTTAGAGAGCACGGACAAAGTAGATTTACCCGATGATGCAATTCCACCAAAACCAAAATCAACTAAGATAATACCTGGAGATATCTATCAATGTGGAAATCATTTTGTAATGTGTGGTGATTCGTTAGTTAAAGAGGACGTGGAAAAATTGATGAACGGTATTTCACCTAGAATTATCTTCACAGACCCCCCCTATGACATGGAGATTTATGATTACTTGGAACATTTCTTTGAAACATTAACTGACATTGAAGTATTGATCATGATGGACGACAAAGGAACTAAGGAATTAATTCTACGTTATGCAAAATGGTTTATCGGTTTCTACATGATTACTTTCAATAGTCCTTCAAGATTTTCTAATCAACCTATGATATCTCACAGGCTGATCAACCATTTCAGAAAAGGAAAATCAACATTTCAAAATCTACGTGATGCCTTCGGTACAGTCCAGGAACTAGTCTTACGTAAAGATGGCCTAACACGACATGAAAAACCCCTGGTGTTTGCCAAAAGTTTCATCGTACATTACTCGGAGCCTGGAGATGTTATCCTGGATTTGTTTGGTTCCAGTGGTTCCACGATGATAGCTTGCGAGCACTCACAAAGAATTTGTTATACGATGGAAAAAGATCCTCTAATTGTTGAAGTTATGCTAAAAAGATTTGAGGACTTTACAAAAATAAAAGTAAAAAAAATTAATCAGTCTTGAATGACTGAATATTCCTTTGACACCATGACGGTTATTTTTCCATGACATTTACAAGAACAGTTTCGGCCCTTGCATGCTTTACAACCTCCACGGAAACACTTGTAAGAAATTACTAGATCTTTAGACCTTTGGATCAAGTACTTTCTTTCCTGGCTCATAGTATTGAGATTTGATTTCATTAATCTCAAATAACTTAAGAGTAGTATCGATCAGGGCTTTTGTGATCATTCCTATTTCTTGGCCTTTAGAATTTTTGTCTTGTGTTGAAAGCTTGCTAATGTCTGAAACATCTTCAAAGGCCATCTTGTAAGCTTTGTTACGGGCCCATTTTACAATAATTTCAGCTTCATCAAAAGGCCCTTCTACCTTTACGGTTTTTGGTTCTTCAATTGTTGCATCCATTGAAACTTTTTTCTTAACTGTCTCACCTTCAAAACCATCAGTGGACGATCCACATTTTGGATTTTTGCACCAATGAGGGTAAGGGGTTTCTAGTTTGTTGATTTTGTCACCCTTCTTGATTTCAGCTTTGCAAACTTTACATTTTTGATCAAATTGTGCTTCTAAACTCATTTAATTTTTCACCTCCTGCAATTTTTTTCTTTTTCTTAAAGCTGGGCCATTGTAATAATTTCTCACGGCCTCGGCCCCTCTAGAAATTGCTTTGTCTAGTGGTGAAAAAGTGGAATTAAAAAGAGAGAGTCTGATTGAATCAGCTGACCTTGGAGGCCCTTCAATTTCAATCAATTCGAACTCACCTTCTTTAGCTTTTTTTTTACGACCTTTTGATCTTTGACTTCTACAGTTTTTGTTTTTGTTGTTTTACCTGGAGTTTTAGCTACTGGAATTTTCTTTGTAATGCTCTTTAGCATTTTATCAGCTTGCTTTTCATTGAATCCCCCAATTAACATCAATTGTGATTTAGTAGGGGGCCCGAATCTATTAGGGTCTTGAATCCTCCTTGTTAACCATGCTTTGAAAGCTCCTGTTGAAGTCATTTTATTTTAGAGCTCTCCTAAGTGTTTCATTCAATACTTTAGAAAAACTATAGCTTGAGTTTTCCTTCTGTATCAATTTTGCTTGTTTCATTCTTAGTTTTTGATCTAAGTCTGTATCGATCATTATTGTTATTCTTTTGCTCATTCTTTCACCTCCTTGGATTTTTCTTGAACTGTGTCAAGGTATAGAGACATAAAATTAATTATGTCAATTGCTTGGGATTTGTTACATTTTACTTGTCTTAACGATCCTCCTTGATCATTCAAAATTTTCAATACTTTGAAATTTTCTCCTTTATTTTCATCATAAGTTAACTCTAGCTTATGATTTGTATTGTAGGCCTTCAAAGTATTTTCTAAAATTGTTTGGAGACTCAAAATCCTACCTCCTCAATAGTACAAGCAAACTTTTTTCCTTTCTTTACAATGTAGATTTTATTTGTATTTTCTACCATTGAAATATTTGAAGCTTGTAACCATTCATCAAGAATGTAATACACTTCATCGGACATCTCTTGAGGGGTCATGTTTGATCCTCCTTGTTAATGAGGCCCAAAAACTCAAGGTGTCCTCCTGCATCTCTCCATATCATTACTTGTTTTTTTGTTTCAATTCCTAACAAGTCTTGATGATATCCCCATTTTTTAGCTGGGATTTTGTAACGATTAACTAGAAAGTTAATGTTACTAAATTGCATCATGGGGCCTTCTTTGTCTGTAGAAAATTTAATTAATTTTCTGTACTTCTGCAAAGTCTTATCAGACACATTAAACATTTTTTGTTTAGTGTCCAATATCTCCCAATTTTCACCATTAAGGGCCCTTTCTACTCTAGAAACTTTTTCATCTATGAAATAGATCTTAACTTTTTCAAGATCACTTCCAAAAATTTCTAAAAGTTTTGTTTTGTTGTCAAAGTCTGAAGTTTTTAGATAGTCTCCAACTTGACAAGCTATATTGTAACAATCTTTTACAATATCTTTTCTAGACTTTGTTAAATCTAGATCCATTTCACCAAAAAGGTGAGTTTTTTGATTATCGATTTCACTCAATTTTCAAAATCTCCTTTTTGGCAAAATCAAGATTCCATTGTTTGATATAGCTTTGCCATGCTGTATTTCTTGGGCTCCATCTAAAACCATGTCTCTTTAATTTGGTTCTTGTTTCTTCATCAGGTTTTCCAGGGAAATAGATCATAATTCTATTTTCACTTTTGTTAACTTCTACAGTGATTGAATTATTTTCCCATTTTTCCTCTTTTACTTCATCTAAAGCTTTTAGCTGTGTGATTCTGTCTTTGCATCTTTTTACTTCTGCTAAGTATCCAGACATATAGGACTCTAAGAGCCAATATTTTCTATGATACTCACGATCCCCCATTTCTTCAATGAGTTTTTCTTTGTTGTCTCTCATTTCTTTTCTTTTAGCTTTTGATTTTTTGTGAAGCTCTTTTGTTTCTTCAATTTTCTTTTCTAGCTTTGTTATAGCTTGGGGATCATCTGAACTTATGGCCGTATTTTTTGCCATTGATTCAGCTTTGTTTTCATAGTATTCAGCTTTTTTTCCTGTATCAATTGCTTTTTTGTATGTGTTGTCAATTCTCTTTAAGTGGTTTCTGTGTTTACCTTCTGAATGGTGGCCTACTAAAATAGGCTGGCCGAATGGGATAACATCAGCTAATTTTTTGCCATGCTCCCACAATTCAGAAGCTTCTTTTTTATTTTTTTCAGAAAGTCTTTCATAAGCTTCAATCTTTTCAGCTTTTCTTTCTTCATAATTTTCTTTAGGCATTAGGAACGGCCTCCATTAAATTTTCTTTGTAGTCTTCAAAAAGTAATTCAATTCCTTGATTTACTAAATTGATTTCTTTTTGATAGTCTCCTAAATCTCCATTGAATAAAGAGATTTTTGATTTTTGTATTGTCTTCTCAAGAATATTCAAAAATTCTATTCTTTCATTTAGTGACTTCATTAATTGTCACCTCTCTTAAAAATTCTAATTGCTCTTAGATGTGAACAATTGCCCCGATATAAGCACCCTTTACAATCTTTTTTGTGTGCATCTAGATCTTTAAAGTCTATGACATACACTTTATTTTTTTCACTTGTGCTTTTCACTTGGTATATCTGATCTTCTACATGGGCCACATTATCAAAATAAACTAACTCACTGGCCTTAGCTGTTAAAACTGCTTGTGTCTTACTTGGGATTTTTGGATACTTTACCCCTAAGCTGTTAGAAACTTCAGACATTTTAATAATCCTCCATTTCTTCAAGAATTTCTTTTACTTTTTCAGAGATTCTTGTATATTTGCTACTGTTGGATTTATCTTGGTGCTCTAAAAATTTACAAGCTTGGTTTTTGAATCTATTGATCACTTTATCAGTTTTCAATATTTCTTTCAAGAGTGTTTTTGACTCTTTCAAAAGGGCTTTTGTTTCTGCCTTTTGTGGTTCTGTTTGGGTCATACAGTATAATTATCATACTAGTATATGAAAGTATATGAAAATATATGTTTTAGATAGACGCTAAACCTTGATTTTTGGCCATTTTTTGACCCTTTTTTATGCCATATATGGGCCCATATACCCCCCCTAATTGACTAAAGTTTTGATTTCCATCAAAATTAACAAAATTATGCAGACTTTGAGAATTTTAGATCTTTAATTGAGTCATATCTTTTTTAATCATTAAATTAATTTTAATTTCAATGGGAGAAAAAACAGGTATTGAATGGGCAGACTTCACAATAAATACAGCGTGGGGATGCACCAAAGTTTCGGCAGGCTGTGAAAAATGCTACATGTTCAGATTATCGTTAGCATTTGGCAGAAAGGCCGACATACCAACACCAAGAAAAATTGAAAACATCAAGAAAGATCTAAAGAAAATCAAAACTCCATCAATTGGATTTCTTAATTCAATGACCGATACATTCCATGAGGACTTTAGTTTTGAATTGATAGATGAATGGCTATCAATCTTCAAAGACTCGGAGCACATCTTCATCTTGTTAACAAAAAGAGTTAACAGAATGAAAAAGTATTTTGAGACTAGAGAAGTACCAAAGAACTTTTGGTTAGGAACATCGATAGAGAATAGAGGAGCACTTCACAGATTGAATACTTTGAAGAAAATAAAATGTGATACATTGTTTATCTCATTTGAACCACTGTTAGAAAATCTCTATGAGATTGATCTAAAAGGAATCCAATGGGTAATCGTTGGAGGAGAATCAGACAGCAAGCCTCGTGAATTTAGAGATGAATGGGGAGCTAACATCTTAGCTCAATGCAGAAAAGAAGGCATACCATTTTTCTTTAAGCAGACTGGAGGCCGTAGCAAAAATGAGAGAGGGGCCTGGGGCTCTGATGAAATGTTTGGTAAAAGATATCTTGAGATGCCAGTAAAATTAACTACTAAGGAATCATCATTAGTAGCAAACTAACTATTTTTTTTCGTACCCCTATATTTCCACTCCACGAACAACTAACTCAAATTCATGCC